CACAGGTGTTCTGCCCATCAGTTAGCTCCCGCCTTCCACAAGCCAGTCGTCGAGTTGAATACTGGCACCTGTCCATTCGTCGGCGTGGTAGGATCTACGTCGGCCAGGTCGATCATCCCCAACCGTTCAAGACTCTTGAACAGGTCATACCCATTATCCGTCAGCCGCCCGGTTTTCGGATCGACCACAACAACGTCAGGCGGGAGCATGCGAAATTTAGCCATCAGATGGCCCTGGGATCGTCAGACATGCTGCCAAACAGGAAGCCCGCATAGACTGCCGAGGAAACATCAAGTCGCCAGCGCCGCCCCTGCCAGCCTGTACGACCGGTGCAGGAGACGAGCGAGATCATCTGTTTCGGGACTGATTGACGACCAAGTTTCCGCAAGATCGGATTCGACCATGTGAAACCTCCATCGTCCGACCAGCTAATTTCCACGTCGGGATCGGTCTGGTCCGGATCGCGGCCCGTCGCGATGCCGACGCCCGTCACAAAATAGAAGTCCGCTCTTCCAACGGTCGTGCCGCCGGGGAAATTCATGACGGGACCGCTCTCAATCCGCAGCCTCAGGGGGTCGTCAACCTCATCATTAGCCGAGGTCAAAATCTGCTGTAGATTGCCGGTCTGAGTATCCCCGGTCAGCCACATGCTGAAAGCATTGATCGCGCCGGAAATCCGCGACCTGGCTTGCAAATAGCTGTCGCGCTGGAACCATTGCGAGGTTGAGATATCCAGCACCCATGTCCAAGCCGGACATGAAAGCTGCCAGAATGCGTGACCTCTCGCCATGTACGACGTTGCTTCCAGCGTCGTCTTGTCGGTGACGGCCTCGATCAAGCCATCCAGATCGGGCGTTGAAACCTTGGTAGGCGTATAGCCTTCCAGCGCATAGATGCAGTTGTCATCGCCGACAAAGATCGGTCCGCGCGAGAAGCCGTCCTCATAGCCCGATACGCAATAGGGACCGGCGAGACCTCGCGGAATGACATTGCTGCGCGCGAACGGGAATGGCACCGTCGCCGCGTCCGTCCAGACTTCAATCGTCTCGTTGCCCATGAACAGCATGCGGCCGCCCCAAGCGACCACTCGGACCAGGCCATCCGGCTTTGCTTCTGCCTTCCCGAATGACAGCGAATTGACGGATGTCGAGTTCAGATCAGTTGCAAACGCGCGGCCGTCCCCAGTGCTGAACACAAGATAGCCGTCAAGGAAATCGACCGAATTGACCGAGGGTAGATCGGCGTCGGGATAGGAATTAGTGACGGTCGATCCCGTAAAAACCGCGATATTTCCATCCGGATCGACGAACACCATGTCCGGCGTCGTATTGTTGTTGGCTGCGAAAAACCCGCGCTTGGTGCCATTCAGGTTGCCGATATTGGTCGACGCCCCGCCGCTCGAGTCCCACTTCTCCAGCTTGTCATTGAAGGCGACATAGAGCACGTCATTGACGAGGATCGACCCTCGATAGCCCGAGCGCCCCGACGTACCGAAATTCACCAGGCCGGGCCCACGCCGGATAATCGTCTGGTTCGGCGCCTGATCACCGAGTTGGTCGACATAGCCATTGATGATCCGGCCGCCCGACTCCTGCGACTTGGCACCTGGAGCGGTCTGAACCGGAAACGGGATCGGCTTTTTCAAAAGAATCCGCCCCGATAGATGCCGGGAAATGGATATCGACGCACGGCAGGATCAACGCGCAGAGTGTTCAGCGTGCGGGCCGGCGCGGCCAGCGTCCGCAGCTTCTGCTCTGCTAGGGTTGCGAGCGCCTGCAGCTTCGTATCGGCCGGCAGATTGAAAGCCGCACATGCTGCGTTGGAGATGTAAGATGCGACCGACAGAAACGCGCTATCCTCGATCGCGCCGTCGGTTGGTCCTTGGCTGCCTGCATCCTGGACATAATAGATATCGAGTGCGCCCAGCTCAGCAATCGCCGGATCGACAATCGTGTCCATCTTCTGCACCAGATCAGCGTCGATCGACTGCCCCTCGGCAATGACGCCAAGGTTGGTCAAGCACTGATTGATGAGTTCGGCGCGGGTTTTGGACATCGGCTACCCTCAAAAAGGAACGACGCCCCGTAGGGCGCCGCTAAGTTGCTGGAGGATGCCTTAGGTGCCGCTGACGCGAACCGCTAGCCGGGGATCAAGCGTCTTGGTGCCGAAGATGCAATCCAATCGCCACTGACTAACGTCGTTCACGCCGTCATAGAACGGTATGACGCGAACGCTGATCCCATTCTTGCTCTGACGCGAGCAATCGACGGCACCAGGGGGACGAACCATCGGGACCATGCAGAGCGCAAAAGCGTTCTTATGGAACATCAGGTTGTTGGTGTAGCTGGTGTTCGCGGTCCCAACGAAGGTCAGAGCTGCGTTGTCAGCCGGCGCTGCAGAGCAGGTCTGGAACGCGCCAGACGTGATGATCTGCGGAGCGATCGTCAGCGTCAGGTTGCCCGAACCATCGGACGAGCCATCAGCAGTCACAACGAACTGCTTCAGGATCGGCAGCGTGGCCTTGGTGACGGGGTTGACGTCATACACGTTTGGGAGCGTGAACACGTCGCCCTTCTTAACGCGGGCCGCAGCCGCAGCCGTCCATCCATCCGTGATGAGCGACTGCGTATTCACGCCGGTCGTGTCATAGGTGGTGTTCTGGGCCGCGCCGTTGACGAGCGGCGTACCGCCCATCGGGCCCGTGGTAAACGTCGGGGCATTCTGCGACATCATGGTGTCGACGTCGCCAACCTCGCCGATGCGCCCCTTGCGGTAGGCCTTCCCCGCCACATTCTGAAGGAACAGCGCGGTTTGGCTGCCAGCCATCGCCCAATAGTCCGCCGGCGCAAGAATGGCGGAACGGTTGTCCTGGGGAACGCTGCGCTGATCGAGGTTGGTCGGGCCCTTGGCAAATCCGGCGAAGGACTGAACGAGAGTGCCGGGCGTTCCGACCCACTGCGGAATGTCCTTGTAAAGGGACATGACCTGAACGTCGATCTGGTTGGCGACTTGGATCATCGCCGGGCGAATGACACGTTCTGCCAGATCGGAGATATTCAGGGTCAGCTGCTGGGAAGTGAACTTGAAGTCGACGCCAGCGACCTGGTTGATCTGGAGGCTGGTCTTGGCTTCCGTCACGTCCTGCGCAGAAGCGGTGATCGTGTTACGGACGGTGAAGTCAGTTGGCTTGCGGATGGTGATGGTATCGCCGATCTCGTAGCCATTAACCTTCTTATCGAACTCGCTTTCGTGACCGCGGTAAACCGCGTTCGCCATGGTGAGTTCGTTTTCGAGGATCGCCAACGAAGCTTTCGCCACGATGGCCGCGGTAAGAGTCGTATTGGACATTGAAGCCTGTTCCTTCTAAGGAAAGGCTCCCGCCTGATCTCAGCCGTATGTTCGCTTGAGATAAGCCGCTAAATCAGCATCCTGGCTGTGTGGTGCGGCGCCACCTTTGACGGTGGACAATGGAGCGGGAGCGGTTGTTGCTTTTTTCGCTTCCGGCATCTTCACAGTGGCTTCCAGCCGTCCCATTTCTCGGGCCAGCTCGCGTCCGCTCATGCTGTTCAGTGCGTTGAGCTTCTCGGGATTCTTTGCGAGGTAGTACGCAAGGAGAGCGCTGTTCTCCGATGACTTGATCTCGTCGACCACGTCGTTGCGGATTTGGACGCCGTCCATCGACTTCATGACCTGATCGAAGTCCGCGATAACCTCGCGCGCGTCTTCGACCCGTTCGAGATGTGCGGTGTCGCGCTCCCGGACGATTGAGGCCTGCTTGGTGGTGCGTTCGGATTGTTCACGGGCCTCGCGATCCTCGCGAAGCGCCTTCCGCGTCTCCCTGCCAGCCTCGAAGGCCGTCAATGCACGCTGGTAGGCGAAAAAGTCCCCGTTGAAGTCTTCCTCGCGCGGCGGTTTTTCTTCCTCGCCAACCTTGGCGGCCGGCGTGACTTTGCTGCGCAGTTCTTCCAGCTCGCGATCGCGAGCGGAAAGCTCGTTCAGAAGGCGCTGTTCGCGGAGTTTGGCCCGCGCAGACCCACTAAGTTTCTTCTTTTCGTCGTCGCCTTCCGGCTTGGGCTCTTCGGCCTTCGGCCGTGGTTCGCCGTCGTCATCGGTTTCCGGCTCCGGCGTTTCCGCCGCGTCCAGATCGATAAAGCCGTCGTTGACGGGAGTTTCAGTCTTCGTTACGTCCGGCGTTGCCGCCAGCGTGTTCTCGTCTGCCATGCTTCACTCATGAAAAAGCCGCCCCGAAGGGGACGGCTGCCAAATGCCCAGCACCGAATGCGCCGGACTTGTTACTGCGCCTCAGCCGTCTCCGGCTTAGGGTCTGTATTCTGCGCCTGCTGCGCCGCGTGTGCCTCGGCCAATCCCTGCCGGGTCATATCGACCTCGTGGCGATCCTGCGTGTGCTGCGTGGACTGCTGATGTGTGACTTGGCCGCGCGCCATGTCGTGGTCATGCTTCTCAATGGTGCGTAGCTCGTCCATGTGGCTCCGAGCCGTCTTGACCTTGGTGAACTGCGCATCGGCTTCTGCCCGGTCAGCATCGGCAACAGCCTTGCGAGCGTTTGCCTGCGCTTCCAAGGCACGTGCCTGAGCTTCATCAACCTTCGCCCTGGCTTCAGCCAGTTGCAGTTGCTTAGCCATCTGCGCCTCTTGCGCAGCTTGCTGCTGTTCAGCCTGTTGCTGCTGCATCTCAGGTGATGGCGGCTTGCCTGCCGCCTGATCCTTCTGCGCGCGCTCCGCCTGCAGCTTGGCCTTGATCGGAGGCGGTAATGCTTCCTCGAGACGTTCCCCGATCTCCTGGGCGTGTGGCCAATCCATGCTCTTGGCGTAGATATCGCCGATCAATGGAGCTGCCGGCGGGAAGACTCGGATGAACTCGGTCATGCCATCCTGGGCCTGTTCGCGCTTGGTGGCGTAGCTCGGCCCCTGCTCCATCACGACGTCGTAGCAGCCCGACGACATATCGTGCTGGATCTTAGCGACCCCGTCGATGATCTGCGGCTTGTTAATCTGCACCATCGCGGGCTGGCCGTCATCACCAAGAATCTGGATGGTGCGCTGCGTGTCGTAAATGTGCGGAAACAGGTCGTTGACGATCTCGCCGGTGCGCTCGACCGCCAGCGCGAAATTGTCGTGGTAGACGAATGTCCCGGTATCGCCCTGTTGATCCCGGCGCGCAATGGCAACGCCGCTGGTTTCGTTCGACTTGGCCCCAAGGCTGGCATTGTAGATGCCGATGACCGACTGCATCTTAGCAGTGACGTTTTGCGCACCAAGTTGGATGGCCTGGGATGGGACTGGCGGCTGGATGCGCTCAGGCTTTCCGCCCGGCGCTGTCGGGTCGTAGGTATATTCAAGGAATGGATGGTTTTCGGTGTTCGCGGTATCCCAAA